TGGGCCGCTTCGTCCTCGGTGCCCCACAGTGCGATCCTTTCGGAGACACTCGCCAGACTCGAAGAGGCCCGCGCCGATCTTTGGAACGTGAACATCCCGGGAATGATAGGTCAGTACTTCGCCGATCTCGCCGCAATCTTCAGCGAATTGCGACGCATATTGCCAGTGGGTGGCAAGGCCGTTGTAGCGATCGGCAATAGCCAATATGCCGGTATCATCGTCGACGTGGCGGGAATACTCGAGCAATGCGTGAATGAACTAGGCTTCAGTCTCGTTGAACAGGGGGTTATGCGTTCGATGCGGAACAGCTCTCAGCATGGCGGCGGTATGCATCTCGCCGAGCATTGCCTCGTCTTCGAAAGGCGCGAAAAGGAATGAGGCGATGAGTAAGGATGGCGCGTGGATCAGGCTGCCGACAATCGAGAAGGTCGCGCTCGAAGGCTTTGATCTCTACACGCGAAAGCCGAGTCAGGAGATCGTCGTTGAAAAACCCGTCTTCTGTCTCATCGGAGCCAACGGCCTCGGCAAATCCACCTTCCTAAACACCGTGAGTTACGTGGTGACGGGCGCCGTGCCGGATCCCACACGCCGATTCCAGTCGGCGTCAGATTATCTCAAGAACGCCGTCCGAGCGGACCGTACCGATGACTACTACCGGGGCCGCATAAGCGCGACCTCCCTGAACAGGGCGGAGGCCACTGTCACCCTCGCTTTCGGCATGCGGGAAGTCGCAGTGACGCGCGAGCTCTCCGGCGCGCTCGGCGTTTCGAGGCTCTCGATCGATGGTGAGGAGATCCAGCGAGAGGACGGGAGCGATCTAGACGGAGCCTACAAGGAACTTGTTCTGAGAGAGACAGGTCTCAAGGACTTCGCGCAGTTCGTCTTCCTATCTCATTTCGTGCAGACGTTCGACGAGGGACGACACCTGCTCATGTGGGATGACGCGGCCTTGACTAATGCCCTCTATCTTGCGTTCGGCGCAGATCCATCGCAGGCCCGAGACGCAGACAATCTGCAGCGGGAGGTCGATCGCGAAGATAGCCGGGCTAGAAACGTCCGCTTCGCCGCGCGAAACGTAACCAAACGTATCGAGCAACTCGTCGACGTCCTTGAGCCCGACCCTTCCACCGATTTCCGCAAGGATGAGGAGCTGCGAGCCGAACAGGAGTCCCTCAAGGCCCGCCTCGACGTTGCAGCGGATCGGTCAAGACGGCACAGGATAGAATTGCGCGAGGCGGACGAGCTATGGACTGAGACCAGTTCTTCCCTAACCGAACTGCAACTGGAATACCGTAAGGTCTTCGCGCGCAGAATCCAAGGGCCCGCGACGGTCCAGCACCATCCCGTGCTGCGTGGAACACTTAGCGAGAACCGGTGCGGTTTGTGCGGGACTGACGACGTCGCACCAGCAATCGAGGCCAAGCTAGACGACGGCAAATGCCCTCTTTGCGATTCAGTGCTGTCATCCGTTACGGAACCGAGCGGGGAAATGGACGAGCTGCGCGCGCTTGACGCCCGCATCGGCGAACTCACCCAAGCGTTGGAGAGGGCGCTCGACAACCGGCAGACCGCGGCCGATCGGCTAGAGAACGCCGAAGCCCAAGAGGAAGCAGAGCGTGCTGCCCTGCGGGAGTTCGAAGAAAAGGAGGCCGGCGGCCTCACACGCCTCCAGGGTCGTATCGACCACAGCCCTGTGAAGGCAGAACTTGAGAAGCTGAAAGCGGAAAGGCAGGAACTGCTCGACCAGAGCAAGAAACACTATGAAAAGCGTGACGAGCTAAGGAACCGTCTCCGGCAGTTCGAGAAGAAACTTAACTCCCAATACGAGTCGGCCGCAGTAGAATTCGTCCCGCGTTTTCGCGAACTGGCGGAAGAATTTATTGGCATGCCGGTGAACGTCCAACTCGATCCGCGCGAAGGGCGTAGCGCTGCGGGGTTTGGCCTGCGCCTGCTCATGAACGGACAGTCCAGACTCCAGTCAAACGACGTCTCCGAAAGCCAGAGATTCTTCATTGATATCGCCCTGCGCATGGCCCTCGCGGAGTATATGACAGACGGGCCGGCGTCCTTGATGATCGATACTCCGGAGGGTTCGCTCGACATCGCCTACGAAGCGCGCGCCGGCGCGATGTTCTCGCGCTTCGCCAATGCGGGCAACCGTGTCGTGATGACAGCCAACCTGCGCAGTTCGGAGCTTGTCCTTCGTCTGGCCCAGCAGCAAACGGAAGCTGGCATGCAGATTGTACGCATGACTGAATGGACCGATCTTAGCCTGGTTCAGCAAGCCGAAGAGGGTTTGTTTGACGAAGCCTACCGAAAAATCGAAGCTGCTCTCCTGTGACGCGGGTGGATGTTTCTCCTGACGCGTACTTTGACGTGATCGCCCTTCTGGGCGATGCACCGCGATCCGTGCTGCCAATGACGGTATTCGAGCTGCACCTTTATGCCTATCTTGCATGCGTCCTCGGCCTGTTTCGTGGATTTCCGGCAGCGTCTTGGGGCTACCTGTTCGCGGTCACGTCCGAAGGCGTGCCCTTCAGTGCCGAACTCGAAACGGCTCGTCGCCTCCTGACAGCGCGCGGTCTGGTGAGCGAAAGCGAAGAAGGCTTCATCGCTCCCCATGCAGACACGCTCCCAGCCGAGTTGGACGAACTTTCTTCGCTTTCGGGTCCTTCCAGAAGGCGCGAATGTCTGAAGATCGCCACGCGGTGCGCTCTCGCGCTGCCGATAGGGGCCGTTCGCCAGGCTGTCGGTTCCTCGCCCGGTCTAGCTGCTGCCGCTGCCCTTGGGCAAAACAGGGTGTTGCTCCAGCAAAATGATGTGTCAGTTCTACACGACGAGTACGAGGCCGTATGCGCGGCACTCGAAGAAGAAACGCGGTCCCTGCTGTCCCCAGCTGTCCTCTGGCTGTCTGCGCGAGTACTGAGGGGCGAAGATGCTCGGTAGGATCAATGTAGACTCCGTCAAGCGGCTTGTCTCCGGAGCCTATGTCCATCGGGTGGTTGACGCATTCGGAGAGGAGGGCGAAACCGCGCTCGAGGAGCTTCTCGACACAATTAAGCTCGTCTTTGAGGGATTCCCGCCCGAAAACCTGACGCAAGCGCTTACCATCATGCGCCCGATCGATCCGGGAGAAGATGAAATCGAGTGCATGTGGAACCGCGCCGAAAGGGTCACAAACCCAACCAAAATCGGGGAATGGCTCCGCGACCTTCCAGATGGGAAATACCCACTCATCCTTCTCGGACCGGATCGCTCCATGAGGACGACGAGTTCGAATGTAGAACCTGATCCAGCCGCGCTCGCGCGGAGTTCCATCGTATACCGATACCATGATCGACTGGATCGTATACTGGCGAGGACCCACGACGTGGCGGTCGAGAAGGTCGTCCCGGAGTTCGCCAGCAACTTCGCAAATCCAGCTTTCGATGACCTCGATGAGGCGCTCGACTATTACGCGAGTATCGCAGAGGAAAGCCGATGCTTCCTGCTTGAGGATGTTTGGGAGGGAGGGGTCGACGGCCCGCGCCTCGTCTTGGTTAACAAGCCGGAGCGAATCATGCGCAAGTCGCTCAGCCAGATGCTCGCAATCGTGCTGCGCAACGCCAGCGTACGGCCGGAGCAAAATACCGACGAGAGCAAGCCAGTCGACATCCGCGTCGAATGGTCGGCATCGTCCTCCTCGTCCCTGATAGAAATCAAATGGCTGGGTTGTGCGACCGCGAAGCCCCGAAAGGAAAGTGACGAGGAAACCTACACCCGCTATGACGCCAATCGAGCCGTAAGAGGCGCGAACCAGTTAGCAGACTACCTCGACCGCGAGCGGCGGTTCTCCCGAGCCACTGCGCTCAAAGGTCATCTTGTCGTCTTCGATGCCCGTCGCAACCACGACCGGTCCGATCCCCATACGCTCTTGGAAGCGGAATGTGCGCTACGGTTCGCACGGCAAGAGATCGAATACTCGCCCGACCACTCCGAAAGCCGCTCAGACTTCGCGCCGCCGAGACGCTTCTTCCTGCGACCGCGGCAATCACACTTCGTCGCAACTGCTTGAGCGTGGCGTGGCGGTTGCGCAGCTTCGTCCCAATGAAGCCGCTCTCAACGTGAAAGAGTGTTCTCGAGAGTCCGCTGTCAGTAAAATTATCTGGGGTGCCGAAATGCCAATTTGAAAGCGTGTATTGCGGACCAACTTCAGCAGCAAACTGGGCGGTAGCGTGCTGGGAGACCATGCGGAGAATTTGCCCGCGCTGTCTAAGCCAGAGCATGTCAGTGACCACACCGGTGCCCTCCCCAGAACCTGCGCCAGCGTTTCGCCATGCCCGATCGCACCATCGCGCAGCTAATGTCGCCGCCGACTGGCGATAGGCACCATGCCCCCGTGCGCGTGCCTTCCGCCGATCCCGTCGACCGGCACCGCATCGTCGGCCCGTCAACCAAACGATGACCATAACGCCCGATCCCTCCGGGTTCGCCCAGCAGCCGCGCGAGCGCGTCACGCGCGGCCTCTCCCGATGCATCGGGACAGGGGTGCCCTCGCCTGCATGTGCCATCGATTTCCCGGGCCGCGATACCTGCCAGCCTGATGCGAGGGCCTTCCTCGCACCACACCGGACCATCACCGTCCCACACCGCCACCGGAGTGCACGCGAAGCTCTCGCCAGCGGGCACGATCGGGACAGTCAGGAGTAGCAACGCGGTCAGCATCGGCCTTCGATGCCAGACCATCCCGCACCACACCAGCCTTCCCTTGGCGGGGCGTGGCGGGGTGAAGCCCCGCTTTACCCGCCCCCATCCTTACGCGCGCTGGAGCGGTCGGGCATCTCGAGCGGCATGACCGCCGCCGCAACTTCCGTGGACCTGTCGCGCCTGCCGCCGCCCGACGTCATCGAAGAACTGGACTTCGAAACGATCTACGCTGCGCGCAAGGCGGATTTCCTCGGGCGCTTTCCTGCCTTCAGCGCCGATGTCGAAAGCGATCCCGTAATCAAGGCGCTCGAGGCGGGCGCCTATCGCGAGCTCGTATTGCGCGCCCGGATCAATGACGCGGTGCGCGGCGTGCTGATCGCATACGCGGGCGGCCCCGATCTCGACAATCTGGCCGCACTGCTCGGCGTGACCCGGCAGGAAATCGCCCCCGCCAATTCGCAGACCAACACACCCGCAGTTCTCGAGGATGACACCGCGCTGCGCCGCCGCGTGTTGCTTGCGCCGGACAGCTTCAGCGTGGCCGGTCCCGCCAGCGCCTACGTCTATCACGCACTATCCGCCGATGCCGACGTGCTCGACGCAAGCGCCGTCAGCCCCGAGCCGGGCGAGGTCGTCGTGTCCGTCCTTTCCCGGCAGGGCGACGGCACCGCCCCGGCGGCCCTGATCGACAAGGTCGCCACCGTCCTGAATGATGACGAGGTGCGCCCGCTGACCGATCAGGTCACCGTGCAGAGCGCGCAGATCGTCACCTTCGACATCGACGCGCAACTCGTGCTTTATCCCGGCCCCGATCAGCAGCTGGTGCTGGCGACCGCCAACGCCGCGCTCGATCAGCTGATCGCCAGCAGCCGCCATCTGGGTCGCGACATCACCCGATCGGCAATCGGCGCGGCGCTCCACGTGGCCGGCGTGCAGAATGTCGTGATTGGCTCGCCTGCGGCCGATGTCGTGGTGGACCTCACCCAGGCCGCGAACCTCGGGGCGCGTTCGGTGGCAGTCTCGGGGGTGGCGACGTGAGCATCCTGCCGCCCAATGCCACCCCGCTCGATCGCGCGCTCGACCAGGTCGAACTGGACGGGCTGGGCGAGCTGCCCATCCCGATCCGATCGGTCTGGAATCCGCAGACCTGCCCCGCCCAGCTCCTGCCCTGGCTGGCCTGGGGGATCTCTATCGACGTGTGGGACACGAACTGGAGCGAGCAGGTCAAGCGCGATGCAGTCGCGGGCGCGATCGAGGCCCAGCGGCGCAAGGGCACGCGATCTTCGCTGCGCACCGTGCTCGATCGCTTCGACCCGCTGATCGAAATCGTCGAATGGTTCGAAGACCGTCAATATCTCGACCCGCACACCTTCCGTCTCGAACTGCCGCTGAAGACGGTCAGCGGCGTCGAGTATGACGCCGCGCTCGTGCGCGAGCTGTTGCGCGACATCGCTGCGGTCAAACCGCTGCGCTCGCACATGTTCGCGGTCCACCGAATGCGTGCGCAGGCGCATGCCGGGCTGCTCGGCGCGGGCCACGATGCTGGCTTCGTCCGCCTCGATACCGAGGCCGACACCACCACAGCTCTCGATCCAGTCTGGGCGACCTACCTGCAGACCGAAGACGGCGAACCGATCAGGGCCGAAACCTCCGACGAATTTTTGGTGGCGTCATGAGTTCCGGGTTCCTCTTCACCATCACCAGCGCTGGGCTCGACGCGCTGGTCGACGCGCAGAATGGCAACACGAACGCGATCGTCATCACCCAGCTCGGCATTTCGGCGAGCGAGGTAGACATCGCGCCGACGCTGCTCGCCCTGCCAAACGAGATCAAGCGGATCGACACGCTTTCGGGCGAATCCGTTTCCGAAACGATCATTCACATGACGGCCTTCGACGCCAGCACCGATGTCTACGAAGTGCGCAGTCTCGGCCTCTATCTCGCAGACGGCACCCTGTTCGCTGCCTACTCGCGCGAGGTCGGCCCGATCTTCCGCAAGGTCGATATCGCGACCTTCCTGTTCTCGATCGATGTCGCCTTTGCTGACACGGTCGCGGAATCGATCGTCTTCGGCGATGCGACCTTCCTCTATCCACCCGCGACCGAGAGCACCAAGGGCGTTGCCGAGCTGGCGACCCAGGCGGAAACCGACGCCGAAGAAGACGACCAGCGGATCGTCACCCCGCTGAAGCTGGGCGTTCGTCTCGCCGCGGCGCTTGCCCCCTTGTTCCAGGCGATCGCGGATGAAGTTGCCGCGCGCACCGATGCGGACGCGGACGAAGCAACAACCCGCGCTGACGCCGATATAGCGCTGGGGAATCTGATCGCTGCACTGACCGGGCGCACGATCACCGGCAGCGGACTGGTGACCGGTGGCGGCGATCTGTCCGCAAGCCGGGTGTTGACCGTGCTTGCCGCAAATGCGGCCTCGGCATGGGCGGGGACAGACGCAGACCGTGCGCTGACCCCGGCAGCGCTTGGTCCGATCCGGTCGGTCCACGCGCTAAACGGTCGCGCGTCGATCATTTCCGCAAGCGCATCGCACCAGATCATGGTGCAGTGGGGCCGGTTCACGCCCACCGCGCAGGGCACCAGCACGGTCACCTTCCCGCTCGCTTTCACCACCTGCTACGGCGTCTTTGTCGACGGCGGCAACGGCGCGAGCATCACCGGCGATGGCGATCACTTTGCTCGCGTGCTCACCTCCTCGGTGGGCGCTGGCAATTTTCAGGTCAGCAACGATTCCGACGGCACGCCCTGCATGTATTTCGCCATCGGGGAGATCGCCCGATGATCTTCTACAGCGCCACCGCCCGCGCCTTCTTCGACAGCGACATTCACACCGCGATCCCCGACGATGCGACGGAAGTGACCCCAGCGCGCCACGCCGAACTGATCGACGCGCAGGCGAGTGAAGCCCCGGTCGAAATTGT